CATAAGTAAAAAAACAATCATATATCGAGGTATCAAATGGCTACACCAAATGTAGACACACGAGAGTTTTTGTCTCAGACCAAGTTTTACGAAGGCTACTCGCGTTTTAAAGAATACGGGAATGGCGGTTATGAATCGTGGAATGAAGCGGTTGATCGTGTGCTCGAAATGCACGAAGAAAATTATGCTCAAAACATTGATAAATTACGTGACTACATTGAAGAAGCTCGTACTGCTTATAAAGAACAGCGTGTACTCGGAGCTCAGCGTGCTCTACAATTTGGCGGTGAACAGTTAATGAAACATCAGATGAGAATGTACAACTGTACCTCATCTTATGCAGATCGTCCAGAATTCTTTGGTGAATATTTCTATATTCTCCTTTGTGGCGCTGGAGCGGGTTTCTCTGTACAGGAACACCATGTAGCAAAATTGCCAAAAATTCAACAGCGTACAAAACAAGCAAAGGGTTATATTGTAGAGGATTCAATCGAAGGTTGGGCATCTGCACTTGACGTATTGCTTTCATCATACTTTGTAGGTGGTGGTAAATTTCCTGAGTATGAGGGTCGTAGAGTATTCTTTGATCTTACAAACATTCGGCCAAAAGGCGCAAAGATTTCTGGTGGATTTAAAGCTCCTGGCCCAGAAGGTCTTCGTAAATCACTTGATAAAATTGAATTAATCTTACAAAGTCTTGTTATTGATTCAAAAGAACCAATTGACATTCGTCCTATTACTGTATATGATATTTGTATGCATGCAGCCGATGCCGTTCTATCAGGCGGTGTTCGTCGATCTGCAACTATTTGTCTTTTCTCACCAGAAGATGATGAGATGATGACTGCTAAAACTGGTAATTGGTTTATGGATAATCCACAGCGCGGTCGTTCAAATAACTCTGCAGTGATTGTACGTGATGAAGCAACACCTGAAATGTTTGCAAAGATCATGGAATCTGTAAAATCTTTCGGTGAGCCTGGTTTCTATTTCACTACATCAAAAGAACATACTACTAATCCTTGTGTTGAGATTGGTATGTATCCACAGATTGATGGTAAGTCTGGTTGGCAAGGTTGTAATCTAACCGAGATCAACGGCGGTATGTGCACAACAGAAGAAGATTTCTATAAAGCATGCCGTGCAGGCGCTATCCTCGGCACACTACAGGCTGGTTACACTGATTTTAGATTCCTATCACCAACTACAAAAGAAATATTCGACAGAGAAGCTTTGCTCGGTGTTTCTATTACGGGTTGGATGAACAACCCTGAGGTACTATTCAATGAAAAGATTTTGGAAAAAGGCGCAAAGATCGTCAAAGATGTTAACAAAAAAGTCGCAGCTATTATTGGTATTAATCCTGCCGCTCGGACTACTTGTGTTAAGCCTAGCGGTAATGCTTCAGTCCTTCTCCAAACAGCGTCTGGTATCCATGCTGAACATTCGCCGAGATATATTCGCAACATTCAGATGAATAAAGAATCTGAAATTACACAGGCGATCGTTAAGTCAAATCCATATATGATTGAAGAATCTGTATGGTCTGCAAACGGTACTGATGTTGTGATTTCATTTCCTATTATTCCAAACAAAGGTTCAATGTATAAAGACGAATTACTTGGTGTAAAACATCTTGAGCTTGTAAAGAAAGCTCAGAAACACTGGGTAATTGCAGGTACAAATGAAGATCTTTGTGCAGATGAAGGTGTTCGTCATAATGTATCGAATACTATTATCGTTGATGATTGGGATGAAGTAGAGAAATATGTCTTTGAGAATCGTTATTCATTCTCTGGTATTTCATTCTTATCTGCAATGGGTGATAAAGATTATAATCAAGCACCAAATACTGCAGTGATTGATGAAAAGCAAATGATTAAAAAGTATGGTCCTGCGGCTATCTTTGCATCAGGCCTTGTAGTAGATGCGATGAAAGTATTCCCAAATCTATGGGATGCATGTTCTACGGCTCAAGGTTATGGTTTAGATATTTCTCTTGAATCATCTGAAAATTCTGCAAGACAGGATTGGGTAAGACGATTTGAAAACTTTGCAAATAACTATTTGAAGGGCGATATTAAAGAAGCCGAATATTGTTTGAAAGATGCATATCTTTTCCATAAGTGGAATAAAATCCAACAGAACTTAGCACCAGTAAATTGGAATGAAGATCTTACAGAACAAGTATTTACTGATGTAGATACTATGGGCGCAGCAGCCTGCGCAGGCGGTGCTTGTGAGATCGATTTTTAATGAGTGAGTGGAAGATAGAATGTGAAGAGTGCGATAATGAATCCGTCATTATCGCTTATGAGAAACCAGAATTCTGCCCTATCTGCGGAAGAAGAGCAAATGCGGAGGATGTCGATTATGAAGATTATAAACTGGATCCTGAATATCTTTAAGATTGAAACCGGTGATATGGCAAAGCACCGTTTACACAGCACAAAATATGAGGACTTGTGTAAGTAATATATAATGTATGTGGTTATATAATGAACAGCCTTACGATGAAACCCCAGATGAGTACCAAGGATTTGTGTACCTTATCACAGAACTGGATACAAACAAAAAGTATATCGGTAAAAAGAACTTCTGGCGGCCTAAGGTATTACCAAAGAATAGCAAGCGAACTCGACGGCAAAGAACCAAAGTCGAGTCCGACTGGCGAGAATATTATGGATCTAATAAGGAACTTCAATTACTCGTTGAACAGCGAGGGCAAGATCGTTACAAAAGAGAGATCCTAATACTTTGTAGAACAAAAGGTGAGATGTCATATTATGAAGCTAAGCTTCAATTTAAGCACGATGTTCTATTACGTGACGATTACTATAATGAGTTTATCGGCTGTAAAATACATTCGAAACATTTACCTAAGCAAGAGGCAAAATAACTGTGTACATTTACGGAAAAGCGTGATATAATAATCCTATAATAAAAGTAGGAGCTTATTTATGATTCTTGTCGATTTCTCTGGCATCGCTATTGCCACTATTGCAGTCAATAAAATCAATGATGAAAGTATGCTTCGTCATATGATTCTTAATTCACTTCGTATGTACAATAAGAAGTTCAAAGACAAGTACGGTCAAATGGTACTTGCCTGTGACTCATCAAGCTGGCGTCGTGATTACTTCCCACAATACAAAGCAAATCGTCGGTCAGGTCGTGATGAATCAGATTTCGATTGGGCAGAAGCATTTCGTATCATGCACAAGGTCAAAGATGAAATCAAAGAAAACTTTCCTTACAAAGTTATTCATATTGACAAATGCGAAGCAGACGATATTATCGGTACTATGGTTGAACATACACAAGAATTTGGTCAATATGAAGAAGTTATGATTGTATCTTCAGACCATGACTTCAAACAATTGCAAAAGTATGATAATGTCAAACAGTTTTCTCCTATGACTAAAAAGTTTGTAGAAGAAACTCATCCTCGCCAAAACCTACAACTCAAGATTCTTACTGGCGATGCAGGCGACGGTATACCAAATGTTTTATCACATGACGATACATTTGTAAATGGTGATAGACAAACACCACTGTCTAAGAAGAAGAAAGAAGCAATCATCGAAGATCTTGCAGACGGTGAATTACTTTATGCTGCTTCTTGGTATCGTAACTATTGTCGTAATGAAACTCTTATCGATCTTTCTAAAACTCCTGACGAGTTACGTGCAAAAATTATCGACGAGTTTTGGATTACCGTGTTTAACGAAGGCAAAGTCCTGCCTTATCTTATAAATAATAACATGAAAATGTTGATTGAATCCGTGGAGGAATTTTTATAAATGGCAAAATATGTTTTTGAGGTCTTGGAATTGGCCGCTAAACAGCGGTTAAAAGAAGACAAAATTAAAGTCCTACAACAAAATGAATCATGGGCTTTAAAAGATGTACTACGTGGTACATTTGATTCTAAAGTTCAATGGCTATTACCGAAAGGTGAAGTACCATACGAACCATCAGAAGAGTACAACCATCCTGCTAATCTTCTCAGAGAAAATACTAAGTTTAGATATTTCGCCAAAGGAAGTCCACAGGCTGAACAGCTACCTGCTTTTAAAAGAGAAAGACTTTTCCTAGGAATGCTAGAAGGTGTTCATCCTAAAGATGCATTGGTGCTCGTTAATATGATTAATAAAGAACCACCAAAGTATATCACTCGACCTATCGTAGAGGAGGCGTTTCCCGGCTTGCTCAAAGATTAACCTCTAACAATTAAGGTACTCATGTATCCACAACTCAAACCGTTAAAACAAAAGAAACTGTATCAGCAAATCAAAAAACAAGAGGTAAAAGAAAAACGAATAAGATTATATCTTATGAATGAAAATTGGCTGAAAATAAGAAAACAAAAAGACAGACGAAGACGGCGAGTATTAGAAAGATTATGGCGAATAAAACAATTAACACTATTGAAAACAGGGAGAATGCCTCTACCAAGTTTATCTTAGAAAGAAATTTAATTGTGTACAATTGAGTTGACAAAGGTTATAATTATATAATGAATATTTTTATTTTACATGAAGATCCAATTGTTGCTGCGCAAATGCAATGCGACAAACATGTACCGAAGATGGTGGTGGAAAGTGCACAAATGCTTTCCACTGCCCATCGCATGCTTGACGGCACGGTGCAAATTGCCCCATCAAAATCCGGTAAACGTATGGTTCGTCATTATCGTTTATTCGAGGATCCAGAAATGGATCAAGTATTGTACAAAGCTGTGCACTACAAGCATCCTTGTACAGTATGGACTATGGAATCAGCAGACAATTACTTATGGCATTGGAAACATTTCGAAGCTCTATGCGACGAATTCGAATATCGTTTTAATAAAGTACATGCGTCAAGTAAACTAAAAAGTCCACTATGGTCACTGCCTCATAATATTCCTAAAATTGGAATGACACCATTCAAATTGGCAATGACATCAAATCCCGAATGCATGTTCGAAGATGCAGTCGAATCTTATCGTGCATTCTATCACACTAAACAAGATCGATTCAAAATGGCATGGGATAAATCACGCCCTAAACCGTATTGGTTTGAACATAAGGAGGTATGTTAATGGATAAGCTTGATCAACTTGATTTCTTATATAAAGAGATTTCTTATGCTGAAAGCAAACTGCAACCACAAGATACTGGTCACATAAATACAGCTATTAGCTGGATGCAAAAGCGAGTAAGAGAAGTTCAGGAAGAGATACGTAATGCCACTGTACACGGTAAAAGACACTAAAACAAATCATCGATGGAATGTAAATTGTTCCTATGATGAATTGCAAGAGATGCTTGACAACAGTCCGGATCTGATAAAGGTTTTGACTGTGCCAAACTTTTCTACATCCGGTGGCGTAACACACGCAAATAGTAGAACTGATGATGGTTGGAAAGAACATCTCAATAGAATCAAAAAAGCATCTGGTAGAGGAAATACAATTAAGACATGAGGTTTATACATGAAGAAGTTGATCTTGGATATCAAGACTTGGATGCTAGCACAGGCGAACACGGGAGAGTATATACTAGCCCTGATGGTACTCGGTATCCTAGTATTACTACAGTTTTAAGTATACTCGGTGAAGAAAGTATTGCGAAGTGGAGGGCTCGTGTAGGAGAGGAGGAAGCAAACAAAATCAGCACAAGAGCTGCTGGCCGAGGTACCCTAGTTCATTCAATTATAGAAGGATATTTAAAGAATGAAGACATTGAAGACTATCTTCCGCACATTAGACAATCTCTGTCTAACCTTCAGCCTATTCTTGACTCGAGACTTGGAGTCATCTATGGCCTCGAGGTGGCTCTTTACTCTCATCATCTCGGCCTTGCTGGTCGATGTGATTGCATTGCTGAGTTTGATGGTGTACCGTCTATTGTAGACTTTAAGACATCAAAACGACCAAAGAAGAAAGAATGGATTACCAATTACTTTGCTCAGATGGCAGGATATGCTGTCATGTGGGAAGAAAGAACTGGTAGACCTATTACTAATACCGTGGTTATTATGGATGTAGATGATAGTGAACCTTTAGTGTTCAAAGAACATCGTGATAACCACATTCAACTCCTTATCGATACTAAAAAAGAGTACGATATGCGCAGACTTTTCCATTAAAATAATTTCATTTTGAGTGCATTTTTTAGTGTACATTTCCTCAAAAATAGTGTATAATATTACTATAATTAAAGAGGAGCTAAATTATGACAGAAAAAGAATATCATCTCATTCGTAAAGCAGGTGCTGAAGTATTTGCATGCGACAACTATAACATTCCCCGTGAGGAGTTTGTTAACAAATGTGCATTAAAATATTCAATGGTAGCAGATGCAAAATATTTTACTATGGCTGTAAAGGCATATGATGTAATTCAACAAGATATGAAAGAGGTGGCATAATGACAATTTATTTAGATATGGATGGCGTGATTGCTGACTTCTTCGGTGCAGTAAAAAGACACTTTGACGTTGATCATTG